GGTCAGGGAACCAACGGAGCAGACGGTGCAATAACAGGAAGCGTGACTTCTTCCTACGATGCATTGGACTTCAACACTCAGAGTCAATTTACACAGACAACTCCAGGGGCAGCGTTTCAATTTACCCAGAGTTATCAAGGACCAGGGATGACCAATCAAACTATCATCCAAAGAGTAACATCAATAGAATCAGTCACCGATACAACAAGCGTGTTTACGCAGTAATAGCAGCGGTTCTCGGACTTAATTCTTTACTACCAATGAAAGCCTTGGCAGAAGGTGTTGGTGGTGTAAGTGCTACTGCTAATCCTATCGCCAACTCTTCTGGCTCAGTAACTAACCAGGCAATACAGGTTTTACAAGGTCCATACGTCACTAACACCTACGGTAACGGGGTGTCATGGCAGGGTACGACTCTTAATATGACACCATACATTCAGTTTGCAGATAGTAGAAAAGATCCTTGGGAAGATTTTTATAACGAACCACAATATAACCTAACAGATACAGAAGGTAAAACTTCACAGGTAGTTACTACTGTAAAAAACTATCCTTGGGAAGATTGGTATGATGATCGCACTAAAGCAGATGGAACTAGATGGTTCCCTGATGGAGAAGATATGCAAATAACAGTTGATGTTCCAACTGGTGATGGTGTTCCTGATGCATTATCAAATGGTGTTTTAGAACCCATCTGGTATAAACCTATTCGTACCGACATGAAAGCAAACCAGTCATTTAATGCTGGTCTTTCTGCTACACTTTCAATACCACTGAATAGAAAACTAGTAAGGCAATGTCATGAGGCTGCACAAGCACAGATAGAAATGTCCACTCAACTAGTTGCTAATAAAAGATTAGATTTTGAATTGGCAAGATTAAAAAATTGTGGTGATCTAAAAAAATCTGGTATAATGTTCCATCCTAACTCACCTTATGCTTCTATATGTGCTGATGTAATTGTAACTGCACCTGGCGGAAAGATAATTCCTCATGAGCATCAGATACCACAACCAAAGTGGACTAATCCTAATAATGAAGATACTACTTCTTCAACGCCTTCCGAAGTTCCATCACCGCCCGATTCCGATCCCTCTGGGCAAGTAGACGTTCCCGAACAGAAAGAACCTTCTCCTTCTTCCCCCTTATCTTATCTACCTTGGCTAAGACCTTCTTCACAACAGGTTTTATCACCTTCAGGAGCAAATCCGCTAGGGGTTTTGCAAGTAGGGCAGAGCTTGTCGCAACCACAGCAATAGTAGCAGTCGTAGATACAATAGGAACCGATGGGAGGTATTGTTCTGTAAAGGACAGTTCCTCCCATTCTGTTATGCAAGTTAATTTATCTGGACTTAATTTATATCCTGTTACCTTCTCTGTACCTGCCTGATTTAAGTCTCCAATACGTCTTGCATTAGGTGGAGGACAATCTATATCTTCAGCAGTTTGTGGTGGTGTCTTAGGAGGTGAAGGAGGATCTATATCAGGTGCAGGTACATCCCCACCAGTATCAATACCTCCTGCTTCTTGATCTGTTTCTGTGTATATTGTTTCCCAACTTAAATCTTTATAGTCATAGTCTGCTGGTTCATAGAAAGGAGCACCAGCATCACACAATACTGTATTACCTTTAGGGTCATCATCGACCAACATCTTATTTCTATTCTTTGGATTCTTTGCGTTCTCCTTATGTACCTTAACACAACCAGGCATATTAACTATAGGAGTTCCTACCTGCATAGTAACAGGAACAGTTATAGGTAATGATTTAGGAGATTGAATAGTCCATATTCTAGCATCAGAAATATAACTTACACCAATAGGTCTAATAGATGAAGTAGATGATCTAATTGGTTGTATTAATTTTATACCAGTACCATTAACCTGTATGAAAGGTATACTCTCACCACCAACAACAGGAATATCAGGAATCATGATACTTTACCACCCCATTCAGAATTAGGATCTAATCTCTCCATATAATTAAATCCAGAACCTGGTGGGTAAACATACTGTCCATTCTCATCAAACATACCTGAGGTATCTGCTATCCTTGACTCCTTTGATGGGTACTTAGGGTAGGGTCTCAACCCTGCTCTCATCTCATTACCTTTCCTTCTCCTCATCTGATTACCAGTCTCATGATCTTCAGGCATAGTAGGCCATGATGTACCTAAGATCCTTTTAATATCTTCTTTGGTGTAACCATTGGGATGGCTCACGTTCTTGTTTCTCCTTCTGCTAGTCCTGTTGTATTAAGTAGTTGTTTTTGTGCTTCCCTAACTGTTCTACCTGATCCATATCTAAACTCTTGTATCAATCTTCTACCATTAATATCATCACCCACCACAGTAAAGAATCTTCCAGTTCCTTTACCACCTAGTTCTGCTCCACCACCCATACCAGCACCCATTAGAGTAGGTGCAGTAATTAAACAGAATGGTCCTAGTACCATACAACTACCAAGTCCAGCAGCAAATCCTGCACTAGCACCAGCAGCACCACCAACAAGAGCTCCACCATAACTAAAATTTTTCTCTGCTGTTTTCCATTGAACTACCTTAGTAATCTTACCTATGGGATGATCTACACCTGTCTCATCTATTACTACCTCACATTTCTTCCACTTCTCTTCCACAAATTCACCATCATCCTCTAACACAAGGCAACTTGGTCCTCTTGTTCTTGCACTAGAATTAAGTGACTGATGAGTGACTCTTGATCCTGGTCTAGTAGAGGATGCTAATGTTGTAATTGGTAAAAATAATGATGCTGCAATTAAAGACGTTAATAGTTTTTTCATTTATTTTTTCCACCCACCTGCTTTAACCCAATTATTATGGTGTGGGTTTTCCCAGCTGTCACCAATTTCATAGCTAGGCATGATTGCTTCTTGGATGTATCTACGATTTTCCTTTATCATCTGTAGTTGCTCTGTGTAATCTTCAGTCTCAAGACTGGTTACTCTAGAATCTAATTGTGCAGCAAACCACACAGCACCACCTATCTGTACTGCTAGGAATGTGAGTAAGGGAATTGGTAAATTTTTCATTTAGGAACCTCCTGTCTATAATCTCCTGGTGTTGTAGATCTTACAACCCCTCCTGTCGATTTAGGCATCATCTCTGCTATAGCAGAACGAACCTCTTCTCTTACTATGAGTTGAAGTTCGCTCTGTTTTGCTTTTATTCTTTTATCAGGACCACCCGTTGCTTGATCGATTGCATAATTACCACCTATCACAGTACCAGTACAAACAACTGCTATTGCAGTTCCAGTAGTAGTAATTTTTTGTAAATCCATTACTCTATTAATGTACCATATGATCTACGTATCACACGTAGTGCCTCTAAATCCATATTCTTTGTTCCCCCATCATATGCATGAGCATATCCTTCGGTAATCATTTGTTCATTTAGTGAAAGAGTAGAATCGCCAACATAGAGCCAACCAAGAAGCCTACCATACTTCCCAACGCCACCCTTAAGTTCAGTTCTAATAGTAAGTTCTTCATCACCTTTAATAGTTTCAGTAAGTTTATCCTTCATCCAATTTGTAGCATGGATTCCCAACTCCTTCTCTTCTAAATCTCTAGTTCTCTTCTCTGGTGTATCAACTCCTGCAATTCTAACCCTTTCTTTCTTGTATAAGTCAAACCCAAGATCAATGGTGACATCAATAGTATCGCCGTCAAGAACACGATTAATCTCCGTTACTCGGAAGTTGTAACAACTTTTCCGACTTGGGGGTGTCATTGCTCCCATCTGTTTCCCACTCCAGTTCTTGTAGTGAGTTATTTATAGAGTCTTCTGGTGCAGTTCGAGTTTTCTCTGCTTCATAATCTCTTAATCTCTCTATCCATTCACCAGCAGTAGGAGAAGCATCTGCCTTTGGAGCAAAATAACCTGCCCCAATAAAAGCAACCGCTATCGATCCTAAAAGACCTATAGCGGCTACTACTTTCTCATTTGCTCTAACTCTTTCAGTGAGCTCCTTTTGTTTCTCCAGCAATCTCTCCACTTGCGTCTCTAAGATTGCTATCTGCACTTCGTTGCTCATTAGGATACCAAGTATCATACATGAATATGTAGTAAATTGTCAAGGAGACTGCTACTAAAAGAATAGCAATCATTATATTAACGGATTGTACTACTTCACTGTACATGAATAACTCCTTTCATACCAGCACCCTCATGAGGAGCACATTTGAAATTAAAATCTCCCTTATCAGCAAACACAATCTCTTGTGTTTCACCAGGACTGAACATTAATGATTCTCTTGATAGATCTGCTCTACCATCTACGATGATGTTATGAGGAGGTAATGCGTTATTAATAAAGGTAACTGTATCACCTGCATTAACTGTAACCTCATTTGGTTCAAATACTAAGTTACCTTCATAACCCATTTGTATCTCAGCAGCATATGCTTGTGCTGCTAATGAAAATGATAGGAAAAGTGAAGTAAGCATAATAGTTAATCTGCTCATCCACCACATGATTTCGTCTTTCATAATTAATGTCCCATTGGAATACCAGATGCCATAAGATGCGTGATCCTATCAATCTCAGGTAACTCTTTTGTACAGTAGTCAATAAAATGAGGATGCTCTTTTAGATAAGGGACATCCTCTTTAGAATTTTGTATTGCGTGATATGAATCTACAGCGTACTCGCAGATTTCATAATGTTGATGTTGTGTGTCGTGATAACCGACAATGTAATGCTTTTGTTGCGTTAGGGGCATGATTCTTCAATCCCATACTAATGATATTTATTATACCATATAGGTATTTTTACGCATGAATATGTGGACTCACACACACTGTTAGAGAACCTGCACAACTCCAACAACATCAGGAATTTCATGCATAAGTTTACTCTCTATACCTTGCTTCAATGTCATTGTACTCATGGCACATGTCTCACACGCACCACCCAATTTTACCTTAACATATCCTGTTTCATATTCTATCTCCACAAGTTGAAGGTATCCTCCATCCGCTTCTATGTAAGGAACAAGTTCTTCTAAAACTCTTACTACATTTTCTTCTGTTAATTCCATGTGTGTTGCCAAATAATGCTGCCTTTTCAGATACTCATACTGATTGTCACTCATCTTGTTCTAATTCTTCAATTCTTTCCTGTAGTGATTTATACATTGGATCACCAAGATTATGAAGTTCTGGAGAATCTAATTTAAATCTTGGATCTTTCTCCTTTTTAGGTTCATCAAATCTAACAATTAATAATTCATCACCAACTTCAACATCTTCCATTTCTGGATGCTGCTGTCTAGTAACAAACCTTTTCTTTTCCACTATATTATAAGTACCCTTTTCAATCTTATCAATATCTCTTAAGTTCCTAAAAATTAAAGCGAATGCTGCACCTAACATAGCAACGCTTATTAGTATATACAGTATCGCAAATATCATAAGAGTATAGCACCTATAATAAACCCTTTACCAAATGCAAGACATAACATTTGATAATCTGTTAATTTAAATTTCTCTTGGATTTTCTTTGCCCATTTCTTATCCCATTCTTTGAGATTATGAAATGCTTCTTTTAGATTAAGATTCCACATCTTCCATCCCATTTGGATTACCTAATGATTTATATTCAAGTTGAGTTCTAAGGAAAGTGATTTCCCTCTTCAACTCTTTCTTCTCTATCTTTAGTTGTTCGATTTCTTGCTCGTACAGGATAATCATTTGCTCTAATCGGAGGATATCATTCTCAAGATCCCACCGTGGCTTGGGATATTGATCGTTCATTTTACTAATTAGTTAGTTATTTAATATCCTCTTTATATTTATTCTTAACAATCATCACTGAAAGATTCTGCTACATCTCCACCTATTTCTGCACCTTTATTCATACCAATCATCGTAGCAGCACCAGCCAAAACCCAACCAACGAAAGGAACAGAGGAGACAGTAGGAGCAACAGCAGCACCAACGCTACCACCGACAATTCTTCCTGTTTGTTTTCCACCACCTGTTGCCTCAATACATTCCTCAGTTTTGGCACTAATCTTTTTTTCGTTAATGCTACCTACCGTCAATGGTTCAATCCAAGTTCTATTGTTAGATACTGGTCCACCATGATGAACTGCACCATCCATTGTATACTCTTCTACAATAGTAGTTTTGTCACCTTTCTTAAGGAAACCACCTTTGCTTATAGTCTTGGTAGTAAACATACTCTTAGGATCATTACCACGATACTCAATCCTATAACCTTCTTCACCTGCCTCTACTCTATAAGAAGAGTATTCATTCACAGGAGGAATAGCAATTTGAGGATACTTGCTTTGTTGTCTGGTCGCAAGCATTATAATCATACTTATATGCGAAAGACCAAGTAATCCACCCAATCCAAGGGCGGACCACTTAGTCCAATTTATTTGTTTGTCCATCATAAAAAAATACGGAATTTACATCTTGAATGTATCTGTTGGTTTGTCGTCAACAGTACTAATCTTAATAGGTGCTTGCTCAATCTTAATTGTTTGAGTAGGACCAGTCTGGGAAGCTTTTTCGATTAACATCTCAAGGTCTTTCTTGCTAATGCCACCGCCACCATTGCCGCCATTTCCATTTCCGTTACCGTTGTTCTGCATCTTCATCGTTCCATCACCTTTCTTAGATGCGGTCTGAATTCCGAAGGAAGCTAAAACTCCAGTAAATACCGAAGCTATAAAAGTTGGGTCAATTTTCTGTTGTGGTACACCTGGAATAGCAACATAATTTAATGTCAATATTCCACCCGACCAGGCAAGGACAGTAATTCTGACAAATGTACTGATGATTGCTGCCTGTTCATCGGCATCAGGTAGTATAGCATCTTTTGCCTTTTGAAACAACCCTTTCTTTTCTTCTTTGGGTTCTTCTTCAAGAATCTCTTCTTCTTTTACTTCTTCAGCCATTCTAGTATAGCAATTCTCTACTATATAGCAATCTTAAAATGGTTTAATATCAGAAGAAGGAAGACCTGCAGAAGTATCAGGAGCAGCAAGATCAGGAGCACCAATAGGAAGATCTCCTCCTAATCCACCACCTAAAGACCCAGTAACCGCCTCAATAGCTTGAGACTTGATATTATCAATAATTGAATCTCTGTTGACATATACAAATACGCCACTAGCGACAACGGCAGCAGATACAACACCAGACGCAATAGCAAGGACGTTAACAATATTTTGACACATGATACTATTGTAAGGATATTTATTTATGCAACTGCTCTCTTACTATAATATGCTCTGTAATAAGCAACAACACCTGAAGGTATCTTATGTCCTTTTGTTATCCATTCATCTGCACATTCATAAATTGATTGATTAGAATATTTTCCTTTACCAAATTCTCTAAACAGGATCATTAAAACCTGTTGTCTTAATTTTGATTGTTCCTCATCCATGATTAATTCTCCATTTTTGCAATCATCATTAAAAAAAGTGCGTATACAAATACAACTTGTCCTGTTATTAATACAGTATTACGAAGAACATGTTCCATTATATTAATCCTAGTGAACCTGCAGTCATTCCCACAGTCACAAAAAATCCAAACTCTAGAAGATCTCTAGAACCTGGAGGAATTGATGTTAATAGTACTGCTAGTGGTATCATTGAAATACAAAAGATAAACCGTTTGTATATGCAGTTACTGCTACTGCTGCTACGAAAATAATTTGATACATGTTTGTAAAATTAAAATAAGTACTCCGACCATTGCTACACGGCCATTCCATCTTTCAGCAAATCTCCAATAATGATGATGTGGATCCATTATGCTCCTGATGGGACAGTGGCAGGAACCATTTCCCGTGAACGGATTCGGATTCCTTTACCACCATCGTCATCATCATCGTCATCGAATCCACGTAGAAGTAGTTCCACCATTACAAGTGCTGCCATAGGATAAAAGATCCATAGGACTGCTTTCCATATTGGGAATGTATCTGCTGCTACTTGGAGTTCACCCATGTGTTGTGATATGCTGATAACTTACGAGTAATTATTTAGTTATGTAAAGTTTTGGACTAGGTAATTATACTACACCAGGTATAAGTTGTCCAGTGAAGCTGTAACTAGCAAAGGCAGCGACGCAGCCAACGATAGCAGCAATACCATTCCACTTCTCAGCGATGGAGAAGTCAACGTTTTGTTCTGTAGTTTTTTCATTGTTCTTAGAATTTGCCATTAGTAGATACCTGGAATGATTTGACCATTTGCAAGATAAGATGCACTCAATAGAATGAATCCTAACATTGCTGCACGTCCTTGTGCTCTTAAAAAGATGTTTGGTTTTTCATTAGAAGATACCTGGAATGATTTGACCTGTTGTAGCATATGCTCCGAAGGCTGCAACGAATCCAATCATTGCCATCCAACCATTAAACTTTTCTGCTTCTGGTGTCATTGTTTTTTTCT